CTCAAGGGCGACATCAGCGGCCTGGTGGATGAGATCGCAACTGACCGCCAGTCGCTGGCCGGGGCCGAGGAGAACCTCCTCAAGCTGAATGAAGCCCAGGCTCGCGCCAAGGAGGCCGAACTCCTTTGTAGTCAGGCGGAGACCCGGTTTGATGCTCACCAGACGATCATGCAGAACGCGCTACTGGCGTTCTTGGAGGCGGACAGGGCACGTCTCGCCCTGCATGACGACCTGCCTGCCCACACCGCATACGTGGACGCCGAGAATACACTTCAGGAGCTGGACACACGGAGAAGAATCCGCGACGGTCTCCTGAGAGACCAAATCCAGGCCCGGTCCGACCTCGCTCGATTCACTGCTGCCAAAGCAAGACTTCCTGAAGCCCAACAAGAGGTGGATCAGGCGACGGAACGGGTGAGCGAGATAGAGCGGGGGCTAATCGAAGCCTCTCATATCGACAAGGCACTACAAGAGTTGGATGGCGAGATCAAACGAACGGAGGGTATGCGCGATCCGCTTATGGTCTCGATGGGCTCCCTCCAAGCAGCGGTAAACGCGCTCTCCAAACAAAACGACCTCCTCACGGATTCCGATATTGCTATCTGCCCGACTTGCGGCACGAAACTGACTCCCGAACATCGGGAGGAGCTGCTTGCTCGGAATCGGACTGACATCACAGAACATCGCACTAGTCTCGCAGAGCTCAATCAAACTTTCCACGGCTTGCTGGCCCAGTTCACGATTGCTAAGAAGTGCCAGCAGGAAGAGCTAGGCAAGCTGCGACTCCTTCCTTCTGTGACTGACCTGAGCAAGGCTCAGGCACAATCTCAGCGACGGATCGAGGCCCTAGTAGCCTTCCAACTGGAGATAACCTGTGCGGCCGACGGTCAGAAGCTGGTTGATCGGCTCGATCGAGACCTGGGTCGGTATGCGGACTTGGACAACCTGCTATCGCACTTCCAAGACCAGCGGCGCGAGAACAAAACCGCACACGAGACCTACGTGGGCAATCTCACGCTAGGCGGGCAGGTCAACAAGCGGCAGGACCAGCTCCGTGAGGTCAAAGCCGCACACGCTAGGATCGAGCAGGTCTACAACAACGCCAAGCTGGTCTCTGAGGTCTCCCGCGCAGGCTACAATGCCCAGAGGCACGCCAACGTCCAGCGTGAGGTCAGCAACCTCCTCACCGGCCTTGTAGCTAGTGAGGCTCAGCTCACACTGAAGCGTGAGCGGCTGACAGTCGTGAAGAAGAGTCTTGGCTACCTGGAGACTGCGCAGACCGACCTGGACGGAGTGACCACCGAACTCCAGGACACAGAGGAGACCCATGCGACGATCCAGTGGGGACGCGAGCTCCTGCGCGAAGCTGGCCCCCTGGTCACGCGACGCCTTGTCCGGCAGATCTCCCAGGAAGCCTCCAGTATCTACGGAGAGCTGATGGGTGACTCGGGGCGACGGCTCCAGTGGTCAGACGACTATGAGGTGTCCCTCGATGGACAGGGTTACAGCCGGACCTTCGCGCAACTCTCCGGTGGTGAGCAGATGCTCGCCGCCCTGGCAGTGCGCTGGGCCCTTCTCCGGGCGACGTCGTCCATTGATATCGCGTTCTATGACGAGCCGACGGCGAACCTTGATCCTGAGCGTCGGCAAGCGGTGGCAGGCATCATTAGTCGGCTTAAGGGGCCTTCCCAGACATTTGTCATGTCGCATGACGACACGTTTGAGCCGGCGGCTGACAACTGCATCCGGATCCTGAAGGACGAGACGGGGAGTCACGTAGTTGCTTAGGATGCTGTCCTGGGGGTGCGGAGTGCAGTCTACGACTCTGGCGGCCATGAGTGCGCTGGGAGAACTCCCGCATCTGGATGCAATCATAACGGCAGACCCTGGTTGGGAGAGACGTAAAACCTACCAGATACGGGACTGGTACTCAGAGTGGTTGCTAGGTAGGGGCCTCCAGCTCGAGATCCTGCCGAGCCGCGACATCAAGCGCGAGGGGGTCCAGGAGCACATTCACATTCCGTTCTGGACCGCATCCGGTGGGCCGCTCCAGAGACAATGCACGCGGTATTTCAAGCTACAACAGATCAAGAGGCGAGCCAGGGAAGTCGCGGGATACGATGCAACGCTCCCTCCCCACCCAGAACCAAACGCGATAGAGGTCTGGATAGGCTTCAGTGCCGACGAATGGAAGCGCTGCAAACCTAGTGCCGTTCGCTTCATTCGGCATCGGTGGCCACTCATCGAGCTCGCCATGACGCGCTGGGACTGCATCACCTGGCTCCAAGAACACGGGCTCCCAGTCCCCGTGAAGAGTGCTTGCATAGGCTGTCCTTACCGGAGCGCAGCCGAATGGCTGGACATCAAAGAGAACGACCCGGCCGAATTCGACGAGGCCGTGGCCTTCGACGAGCAAAACCGATGTAACCCGATCGCGATATCGGCAGCCGTCACGTCCAGCGAGTTGTTTATCTTCCGCACGGGGGCAGGACCATGCCCCCTCAAAGATGCGGATCTCGAAGGACTGGCACGACCTGAGCGGGACAGCGTGCAGTTGCCGATGTGGGGCTTTGTGGAGCAGTTGATGAATGCCAAGAGGGATGAGCCCTGACACGGCCGAAGGAGACCGCTGATGCCTAAAGCAGCAACAATGAAGCCCCTTATCTTCGGGCCTCGCTCGATCCTCGCCTGGCAACAGCACGCAAAGAGCCAGACGCGGCGACTGGTGAGGCCGCAGCCGGCGGAGGGACTGTCAATCATCCAGAGCGAAGAAGGCGTCTGGGTCGCCCAAGACGAGACGCTATTCGAGTTAGTCGAGCAACCCTACGCCGTTGGCGACGTGCTGTGGATACGGGAAGCGTTGCGACGCTTCCGCGAGCCACCCGACCTGGGTAACGGCTCCTTCGCAGTCTATGACATAGACGGGAGGGTTCCGTCTCCTGATGGCCCACAGTGCGAATGGACTTGGAAGCGCGACAAGCTCCCCGCCATGTTCATGCCCAAATTGGCCTGCCGCTACTACGCGAGGGTCATCAACGTGCGAGCCGAGCGGTTGCAGGGCATCACCAATGCGGACGCCCTCAAGGAGGGGGTACTGGTAGGCCAGGACTTCCCACCCACGACAACCTGGTATCCTGGCAAACCCTGTGACCTCTATCTGGACTCGTGGGACTCTTTGCATAGAAAGCCAGGCACCCGCTCACGGGACAACCCCTGGGTGTGGGTCTATGGATTGGAGGCCCTCGATGCCAAGACCGAATGACCGGAACGCCCGCATCGCGTTGGCGATGGGGTGGACGTGGGACGAAAAGCCTTGGCTCCGCACCAAGCCAGGGGCCATCCCCCAGTACGACAAATGGCTAGATGAAGACCTTATCGAGAAGGAAATCACCCACTGGCTCAATCCCGAAGGCAAACCTGCGATGCGCCCCGACTACGTGGGCACGCTGGAGGGCGTGGCGGGGCTGATGCGGGAACTTGGACATCACTGGAAATGGGGTTGGAATGGATTTGAATGGGTTTGCTTCCGTGAGTTGAGCTATGACCCAGACGACCCATATGACCCAGACGAGTGGTTCAGGTCGCCCGATGACCGCCCTGGCTACTGCATTGGCGACGCCTGGATGAGCGTGTTCGGGAATGAGGCCACCGATGGCAACACCGAAGCGTAGTAACATCGCTTACTGCGACTACAGCGGCGGAGACTTGAACTTCGTATGGGCTTGGGACGTGCTCGACCAATGCCGAGAGGCGAATGTGGCATGTTTCCTCAAGCAGGGGTCAGGAGCCCGACCAGGCGTGCCCTTGCTGGACGAGCAAGGGCGGGAGGTGAAACAGTTTCCGCAATGAAACCACTTGAAGAGCGGTTCTGGGCCAAGGTACGAAAGTCTGATGGTTGTTGGGAATGGGCTGGTGTCAAGAGTCCAAAAGGATACGGCCTGATACGAGCTGGTGTGAATCATCCCTGGTTCCGGAAACGTCGGATGATGGCCCATCGTCTTTCTTACGAACTAGCGTTCGGGGAATTTGATCAGGAGCTATGCGTACTGCATCATTGCGACAATCCTTCTTGCGTTCGGCCTTCTCACCTCTTCCTTGGTACACATGGCGCGAACGTAAAAGACAAGTGTGCGAAGGGACGACAAGCCCGTGGGGCGACACATGGCACTCGCACTCATCCCGAATCTATCGTAAGGGGAGAACGGCAAGGTTCTCACAAACTGACCCGCGTTGAAGTTCGGGAAATTCGGAATCGTTATGCAGGTGGAGAAACCCAGAGTGCCATAGCGAAGGCATACAATGTCACACGGACTTGCGTCGGCGGGATTGTTCGCAGAAAAGAATGGCGGTGGCTCGACTGAGCCTGGAGGAGGCAGAAATGGCCGAGCTAGTGCGTGAGTGCCGCTGCCCCGCATGTGGCGAGAGCTTCCTACTCCAGAGGTGCAGCTCCACGCCCAGCGCCAACGGCACGAACGTGTGGCTCTTCGCGCTGCTGGTTGCATGTCCCCACTGCAATGCGACGTTCGCCGTGCGAAAGCTGTTGGCAGCACAAGGAAAGGAAGAGGTAGATGGCAACCCGGTGTAGCTCAAAGGTAGAGCAGCGCCTTTGTAACGCGCAAGTTGATGGTTCAAGTCCTTCCACCGGCTCTGGCGCGGGCGGCATGGTAGGACCATGCGGGTGATTCCCAGTAGCCTGATCGACAACTCTAGCATGTCGTGAGGGGCCAAAGCGTAGCTGGATACCGCTTGTAAAACCGTACCAGGTGGAATCACGCTAGATTGCAGGTTCGAGCCCTGCCCCGCGCCCGCAAAACCCAAAAGAGGAGGTGTGATGCGAGACTACGGTTACCGCTGGCTCTCACGAACGCACAGGATCAGACTTGGCTGGGGGTGGAGATTTGGCATGATGTGTATTGGGCCATATCTTCTAACACAGCCAGATGAGGGAGAGGTGTTCGTCGGCCTTGCTTTCGGGCCTTTGTTTGTGGAAGTATCTTGGCACATTGCGGAAGAGACCTGGCTGGCAAACTTGCTTTGGGACGTATAAAGTGTGGCACGGGCGGCGAGTCAGGTGACAGCCCATCCAGGAGGACGACGATGAATAAGCACTTGCTCTGCCGTATTGGGCTGCATCGGTGGACGTGGATACCAAAGTCGTTTGGCCTTCGGGAGTATTGCCCTCGTTCTGGTTGTGGCAAAGTGCGTCGGGCTGTCCCTGGACTCTGGGGATGGAAAGCCGTTGGCTGGGCTGATAAGCGCACGCTAGAAAAGTGGATAGAGGACACAAAGCGGGAATCTCAGGAGACCGTACCCAGATTGCACCCAAAGGAGGAGCGATGAAATTGAGTGATGTCCAGAAGCGGGTGCTAAGGACGATGGAGCGTATTGCGGCCGAAGAAATACAGGTGGTTCGACCCAAGGGAGGCCTGGCCTTCTATTGTACCAAGAAGGATCAATCTCTACGGGGGCCTCACTGGCGCACATTGTGCGCGATGGTAGCTCAAGCCGCCCCGTGGGGAAAGATCGAATGGTATTGTCCCATCTGCGACTGGGGATGGAGTTCGCCCGACGAGGCGTTGGAAGCAATGACACACGCGATACAGAAAGCAGCGCGGGCCGTATTTGGGAAGGAGGCCGCTGGTGGAAGTTGAGTGGATTCCCTGCGAGGAGCGGATGCCAGCACCAGATGTGATGGTATGGCTTGGCAACCCAGGAGAGCTACGCGGACTGGCTTACCTGGATGGATGGGAACGCGATTGCTGGTGGTTGGGAGACGATGAGAGCATACCGCTGGCGTATGCCACCCACTGGGCCGAGGCTGATCTGCCAGACCCGCCAATAGAGGAGGCCGGCGATACCAGCGAGCCGTGTCCAGGCGTGCCCCTGGTGGACGGGGAAGGAAACGAGGTGAGGGACTTGCCCGAGCCGCCCGCCGCCTGAGATGAGGAGAGACCGCACCCAGAAGGAGATTGACGATGGATACCAGAACCCCAGTGCAGCGATTGCTGGATGATGAAGATGCAGGAACCTGTAGCGAGAAAGCTCTCGGTTTCTGGGAAGATCAGTATTTGATTCTCTCCAGAAAGGTTGTTGATGCTCTCTGTGATTGCGGATACCTCCTGCCATCCAAGGGTGCGCTAGCTACGCAGAAGCATACCCTGGGGTGCCGGTATCGAAAGGCAATCGAGACCCGAGCCGCTATGGGGCAATGCGAACCGTTGGAAGAGGCTAAGCCGGGGGAGGACTGGCCCCGCGTCACACCCAGATCGGGTGCGATTGCAAAAGAGGGGCAATGCCAAAACTGAGTGAGGCACAGAAGCGCACACTGAAAGTGATGTGGCAGTATAAGTTGTATATGTGGGTGTGCACTTGGGGGGGGCAGTGGACAGTCGGATGGTTTTCAGACGCAGACAGCACATTCATGGCAGTGATCCACACAGTGCGGCGTCCCAACCCAAGAACTGTGCGGAGTTTGGAGCACATGGACTTGCTGAAGCGCGAAGCCGAGGGCACTTTCAACTTCCGCTTTATTCTCACCCCCAAGGGCCGCGAGGTAGCGAAGGAGGAGCAAGATGCCCCAAAAGTTGAGTGAGCGCGTACCGTGGTATGAGCAGACTAGACAAGCGGCTTGGAGCAGAGAGCTGGCCGAGGAAGTGGAAGCCCAAAGGGGGCGGCTCGACATCCTGGAGGGCAAGTGCGAGCAGCCAGTTGATCGCCGCCTCGTGGAGGAGGCACTGGCAATGTGCAAGCGGTACGACTCATGGCTTAGTGTGACGCAGCCAGTAGCCGACATTCGAGCACTTCTGCACCGCGCCCTGGAAGGAGAGTCGGATGACCAAGACTGAACCACGGGACTACGTTGCAGAGATGGAGTTTGTGAAACAGGTGATGAGTGACCGAAGTGATCTGGTAGCAGGGTATGTTCCTTATGGGCACGTTATTCACCTATGGAATAAGAAGAAGCCGCGATGGCCATTGTGCGGGCGTCACGGCGGACGCAACGATAAGAGGCCGATTGACTGGGGTGATCGAATCTGTCAGCAATGTCTCCGACTGCTTCAGAAAAGGGAGGGGCAAGATGACCCTGGCCGAAGCCAAGGCCGCTCTCGAAGCCCTTCCTGGAGTCCAGGAGGTGACTGAGTTCGTGGTACACGACGATCTCGCCATGCCAGTGTATGCGCATCTCGATGTCCGCTGCGCCGACCCGTACTTACTACCCGAGGAGACGCGGCAGACTATACGGGAGATACACGACGCCCTGGAGCGTGATTTGGGCTACATGGTCTTCATCACGATGAGTGGGAGCCTGTGGATGCCGGAGTGGGCGAGATCGTGAATAAAGGAGCAAGAGAAATGAGAGAAACTGTCATCCGATGGTCTGTAACCCTGCTACTGTCGGTACTGGTGACAAGCAACCTATTGGCCCAGCCAGTCCCGCCGCGCTTGCCAGAGGACACGTACCCACCACCGCCGACGATTGAGCCGTACCCCTGGCCCACAAGGAACCCGTATCCGTGGCCGACGCTAGCGCCGCAGGAGCCGTATCCCCTATATCCCATCATCCCGACGCGCACACCGAGGTCTCCCGAGATCGGGCCAATGCCGTCCGGGAATGACGCCACACGACTGCTCCTGGACTCCATAAGGCGACAGAGGGAGAGCTCCGTCGCGGCCCCGACGCCAACGAGAGACCCTGACTGGGAAGGCGAGTTCTACGAGGTCCATGGCCGGCGGCCTGACGTCCAGGATGTTGGGGACAGGCAATGGTCTCTCGGCTTCCTGGATAGGACGGGTCGTCCGCCGACGCAGGCCGAGTGGGAAGCACACTACTACCGACGCTAACAAGAGGAATAGCACGCAATGGCCAACAGACGCATGATCACGTCTGCTATCTGGGAGGATGAATGGTTCGGTCCCCTGTCGTATTTCGGCCAGGCACTTTGGATTGGCCTGTTCTCCAAATGCGCGGATGACCAGGGCAGACTCCTCGACAATGCCAGGCTCATAAGGGCAGCCCTTTTCCCGTACAAGGACACGTCCGTCAATGAGATCGAGGGCGCCCTCGAGGGGTTCATCGAGAGTCAGCGGCTGCATCGTTACGAAGCTCGGGGCAAGGCGTTGCTCCAGATCCGAACTTGGTGGACTCACCAGAGGCCACAGTGGGCTAACTACTCGAAGTGGGCCCCGCCCCCGGGTTGGCAAGATCACGTGCGAACCCGGCTCAATGGTCACTATCTGGAGGACAACTGGCTCAGGCAGTCAGGTAATGCACAAGCCAGCACCCATTGGTCGCCTTCAGCTGGCGTCTCAGGTGACCAGATACCTGAGGTGCTCAGCCAAGGGCCTCACCTTTTCGGACAGTACCCTGTCCCTGACCCTGACCCTGTCCCTGACCCTGTCCCTGACCCAGCAGCAGCAGCAGCTACAGCCGCTTGTTCTGAAATCCCTGAACAGCTAATCGCTGATATACTCCAACGCCCGATCACCGAATCAGACCGAAAGCGCTGGGGCAAACTGGTGCGTGACTATGGCCCAGCGATTGCCCAGTATGCTCTCAATGAGGCACTAGAGTGCGCCGGCCACACTTGGGGGTATGTCGCAACAGTAGCGGAGGCGGAATATGAGCGCACCCAAGAGACGAGGGGACCATGACCAATCTCGACCACCGCGCCTGCATCAGACTGGCGAACGCAATCCTGTTGCGCGCCGTTCTGGACATGAGCTCGGAAGCGCATAGGAGACATGCGGCATGGTTTTTGGCAACTGAGTGGGCAGCGGACCTGGCAGAGATCATCGGCTTAGACCGGGACAGGCCTCGCAAGATACTGGCAAGATTGGAGCGGACCAGACCGTGCCTGATGCGACCTGGAAGGCCTCGGACTCGGGGCCTACGTGACCTGATAGAACATCGATCGGAGGCAAGACGTGGAGACGATGCGCATAGGTGATCTGATCCTGGACCCGAACAGTGGCCATGTCCAGGTTGGAACCAAGAGCGCCCAGCTCACGCCCACGGAGACCGACCTGCTCAAGTTCCTGATGGCTGGCTGCCCCCGGGTCTACAGTGCGCGACAGCTTTTATTCCAGTGCTGGCCCATGCCGCCCAAAGGGGGCCTGTCGATTCTCAGAGTCTATGTGGCTAAACTCCGTCGCAAGATCGAGGACGATCCTGCGCATCCAACGAGGCTCGTGACCATATGGGGATTCGGGTATCGGATTGTGGCGGTGGACCCAATTACTCGTGGCAAACGAAAGGAGAAACTGTGATGCCCAAGGCAATGAAGGGGTTGATCGTGCTTCTGGTAGTGGTCGCCATCTTTGGCTCCATCTTTGCGGCCTTCTGCACGGGGGGCGAGCGCAGCGTCCTGAATGGCCTCCTCGCCGACGGGTATGATGTGGTGATTGACCCCTTGTGCCGCGTCGGCGAGGGTCGCTACGCGGTCCGGACCTGGCAGCGGGGCGTTGGCTGGACGCTGGTGGAGAGGTGAGGGCAACATACGAGCACATCCACTTCGTCAAAGTAGCCGACAAGCCGAAAACGTCCGTGTGGACTTGCCGCAACAATCGCACCGGCGGCGAGCTCGGCAGGGTCCGCTACTATGGGCCCTGGCGAGAATACTGCTACTTTCCAGTCGCTCAGGGCGTCTACAGCCGAGGCTGTCTGGCAGACATCGCAGCGTTCCTGAAGGAGGTCTCAAATGCACACACCTCGAGATGAGATGATCATTGTGGCACTGAAGGTCGTCGCAGTCATCTTGCTCTGGCTGGCCGGAGTTGTGGCCGTCTGTTGGTGGATGGACAACAAGTGAGGGACCAAGCCCGTGACTGAGCTGGGCAAGCTCTGGGTGCAGGCGGGCGACTCCCCTGACTGGCTGCTGGAGACAGACCCAGCAGAGAGAATAAAGGCCATACTGGCCACCCGTCACCAATTACCGGGTTGGGTCTATGCCACCGAGGTTCGCACGGCGCCTGGCTGGTTGCCGTCGGCTCGATGGAGACCACAGCATTGCCTCCGCACGATAGATGCCTTTGCGATCGCTACATGGCCCTCGAAGCACTACTGGCGCGTCGCCTATGAGATCAAGGTCATTCGGCCTGACTGGCTCAAGGAGCTGAGGATGCCCGACAAGAGCATACAGGCTCAGAGCTTGAGCAATCAGTTCTGCTTTGCCCTTGGGCCTGGCGTCTATCAGGAAGGTGATTTGCCGAAGGTCCCGCCTGGATGCGGTGTGTGGGTATGGGATACGGATTGGCAGATCAGGTGCGTTCGCCGAGCCAAGAAGCGCGACGTGGAGCCGATGCCCATAGACTTCGCTGTCGCGCTGATGAGACGACTGGCACAAATCGGGGGAGCAACCAATGACTGACCCACTCTCGGGCAAGGAATGGGTGGTGGCCCGTGGTCGATAGCCTTGGTCCCTATGCCCTTGGTCCCGGGGGGGAATGCGAGGGCATATACATCGGCGACGCGCGGGAGCTTGCGAAGGCGATCCCTGATGAATCGGTGGATCTCATCTTCACGGATCCGCCCTACATGAGGGAGTATCTGCCCCTCTATGGCTGGCTTGGGGACGCCGCAGCTCGCATCCTCAAGCCAGACGGCTTTCTCCTGGCATACGCTGGCATCTTTCACAAGCAGGCGATCATGGAGTTTCTGGGCCGATCGCTGGACTATTTCTGGGATTTCGTGGCCTACGGGCGGAATGGCCCTGGGTCCATGGTCTGGGCCCGAAAGGTCGTCAGCAAGGCCAAGTCAATACTCACCTACACGAAGCCCGGCCAGACACCCCGGCCTCGATGCTCGGTGCTTGGAGTCTGGGTTGGCAGTGGTCAGGACAAGCGCTTTCACGTCTGGGGCCAAGACGAGAGCACAGCACGTTACTACATCGATTGCTTCTCACACGTCGGCGACGTGCTTGTGGATCCCTTCTGCGGTGGGGGCACGGCGCCGGCCATGTGCAAGGTGTTGAGGCGCAAGTGTCTCGCTTTTGAGATAGAGCCGGACGTTGGTCTCAGCGCCCGAGAGCGGGTCCGAGCTACGTCCATGCTCCTGCCTGGATTGGGATTCGACCAGATGGAGCTCGCTTGCAATGGTGGCGGCGAGCCGTGAGTCCCAAGCGCGTTGACGCAAACCAGGCCAGCATCGTCGCAGACCTGCGCGCCGTCGGCGCCACCGTAGAGGACTTGCATGAGGTTGGTGAGGGGTGCCCAGATATCGCGGTCGGGTTTCGAGGCGTCAACTATATGTTCGAGATCAAGACGGAAAAGGGCAAGTTGAGGCCCAAGCAACGAAAGTGGCATGGCTGGTGGCATGGCCAGGTTGACGTGATTCGCTCATCCGAGGAGGCTTTCGTCATTATGGGCCTGGTGCTGACTGATGAGCGATGACATCGCAAAGGCCTTGGAGAAGTTTGGCGGAGTGACCACTTGAGGAGGCGAATCATGGACGACTCTCTGCATCCTCGTCAGCAAGCGATTCTCGGGTTCGTTGACTCATATGTGGCGCAGAAGGGCTATGCGCCCTCGCTGCGCGAGATCTGTCAGGCGCTCGACATTCCCTCGAAATCGACCGTGACCTATCATCTGAACGCGTTGCAGAGGCGTGGTCTCATTCACAGAGATCCCGGCATAAGCAGGAGTCTCAGCGTGCCCGGCACACAGGGCATTTCCGTCGGCGAATCCCAGCCTTCTAGGTCATCGGCAGCCAATCAAACGTCGCAAGGTGGGCCAAGGACCAGGGCAATCGTGCGGCGGATCCTCGAGCTCGGGGAGCGCCTTGAAGAACCCCAGAAGGGCCAGCTTGTGATCGATTTCGCCGGACTCACTGTCAAGATCAGGATCACGGTGGTCGTCCCCGGTGACCCCTGAAACAACACCCTTTTCAGCACAAACAGCCGCTGTTGGCCCGCCATTTGACCCCTTATTCGTCTTATGTCTGCTAGCTTCAGCTTTATGTTCACCCACGCCCATTCCATTCTTTACGCTTCTCTCCGCCTCACTTTCTCCTCTTACGCTTCTCTATACGCTTTCTGACCCCCTTTACCACCATACATCCTCGACGCTTTTACTGCAATGGGTTGAAGTGGGTACGCTTTTTGGCGCTTCTCCGGCGCTTCCCGGATAGAACACTTGCTCTATGGCGCGACGTAGGTCGGCATATTTCGGCACACCCAACAGTACAGCAGGCTGCTCACTCCTACTTGACCAATAACTTCTGTCAATTTCGGCAAACCTGTTGCAAACTCATGCGAAAAACGCTTGACATGGGTGGTGGGTCTGCTAGAATGAAGATGATACGGAATACCATACAAAACAGCACAGTCACCTTAACAAACACCAGAACGGACCACCGGTAACAATCCTCCGCCAGACTAGAGCGAGCACTACTTCCAGCGGAGCCCAACTCCGAATGAGGAATCGGAACGGAAAACTGGGGGACAGGCGAAGGGCAAAATAGGGGGCAATGGAACCGGCGGAAAGGAAAGGTCAAGGGAAGTGGGGACAGGAGCCCCGAAAGCGTCCTCCTGGGCTACAACCCAGGGGAAGAGAGGAGTTGGCCTAGCGTGCCGACTCCGAAACACGTGGCAAGTCACACCCAGCACCGCACCAGATTACGCTGGCCTGCCAGGCTAGATTGCGCTGGTGATCCGGGTGGAGACTGGCCCGAACAGGCGGTGGGAACAGGCCCGGCACTGGTTCGAGTCCCGCCACCGCCTTTGGTCCGATTCTAGCAAGAAAGGAGATCGAGTCATGGCAACAGACGGACAGGAACGCAGGCTGACCACCCGCAGGATGCTCAAGAGGTTGCGGAGAACGCAACCGAGCATGAAGCAGCTGAGGGAGTGGGAATCCGAAGGCGGTTGCGAGGCGACCGATGGCTGTTGGGTTGAGCCCGACGGCTATTGCGAGCATGGCTGCCCCAGTTGGATGATAGTGCTGGGGCTCATCTGAGAGGAGAACGACAATGACCGAGAATGGCAACCAAGCACTGAGACAAGCGGAGCTCTGCATCGAATCCCTGCAGCGGGCACTCGACCACGCCGAGCGAGCCAATCTTGCATGGCAGAGGGTGACTGGGAACGAGTACGCCACCCTCGTGGACCACTACCACCTACGCACCCTCATCGAGGGAACGCGGACCCGGGCGGCTACGGCGGCCGTCTCCCAAGTTGCACGACGGCAGTTCCCTGGGCTGCCTTGCAAACCCGACGACTGGGCAAAGCAAGCGCTAGAGGCTGATGTCGCCCTGGTGGACGTCGCCACATGGTACGCCGAGCAAGTAGAGCCCACCGCCCAGCAGGATACCTGGACACACATGCTCAACAGCGCCCGCCAGATGCTGCAGCGCGTCGGCGAATGGCGCGAGCGGCGGTACGAGGCCAAGCAGTCAGGCTCTCGGCTTACCCTCTGTCTCTGCGCTTGGAGAATTAGCTTCGGTCGTGAGTGGTCTAACAATGCCCACGATTGCAGAGACCGGCTACTCGGCCTCGAGGCCGTGATCCGCTACGCGGACGGCGTGGATTTCGGCCTCGGCGGCACGGGTTCTCTATACCATGCCGTCACTTCGCAGCCAGCGCCTGGGACAGTCCAAACGGCCTGGGTGCCCGCGCCGCGAGTTACGACGTTCAAGAATTGTCGGTTTGACCTTTACCTTCGCGACGAGGCGCTGGCGCTCAAGGTCAAAGGTATCCTCGACCACGTTGGACCCACCATCTGACAGCCGAAACGCGGCCATCCGGCCGCGTCTGGACAGCCACCGCCCAGGCGTCCACCGATGAGGCAAAGGGGCCATTCACTGAAGGGAGAGAGTGACATGAAGCTGTTTGAGGCCAGAGTCACAGTAGAGGTTCCCGTAGGTCAGCGCAAGTACGCAGACCCGTACATCGTCGGGCGCAACGGGTACTATCCGATCACGGCATTGAGGATCGACCAGTGGGGGCAGGACGACCCCCAGGGCGACGGCGCCGTGAACGTTGAGGGCATCGGGAAGCGGGGCAAGCCCATCAGGGGCGGGTTCCGCTGCCTCATGGTTGAGGACATCGACGCCCTGTGCAAGGCCTGGATCGAGGCCCGTGGCGGCCTCGTGATCATGCCTGGTGATGAGGGCGTGAGCGGGCTCGTCACAGTCTGCTGTGGGGTCCCGGATGATAGCGTGGTCCTAGGCAGGGACTCAGATGCCTTGCAGAGGATCGGCGAGGAATACGTTGGTGACATCGATCCCGAGAAGATGGAATACCACCTCGCGGCCGTCGAGTTGCTGGCTGCCCCCCAGCAGCGCTCTGAGGAGCAAGCACTATGACGGCTCAAAAGCGGATCTGGGAAAGCGAGGACTTGCCCCTCTTTTCGGGCACGCCCGTCCGAGTGGATCCGCCGAAGGCAGCCTCTGACACTACCCACCGTCAGAGGCTGCTTGGTGGGGCCGAATGTGGCCTCTGCTTCGACACGGGGATCATCATGGATGGGCACGAACCCAAGTTCTGCTGCTGCGATGCCGGCCTCCAGGCTTGGGACCAAGCACGGCAGGAGGGAGACGTATGACGAACATTCGCATCGGTGACCGCATCTTTTTCACGTACCGCAACGACTATGGCGGAAAGACCCAGGCTAGTGGGCTTGTCCTCGACATCAGCCGGCCCAAGGTAGGCCAGGGGCCTGAGCACTTTACTGTGAGGTGCGACACGCCGGATGTCTGGATCGGTACTCACGACCCCAAAACGAACACCCGCACCGTGCATGTCCCAGAATCGGGAGTCTGGAGGCTCAAATGACCACTACACTGACGGCTATCCCGATCGACAGCATACGGCGCGGTGACAATGACCGCCAGGCGTTTGACCAAGTCGCCCTCGAGGAGCTCTCTGAGAGCATACGGGCCCACGGCCTGGTCCAACCTATAACGATCAGGCCAATGGCCCATTGGCTCGAAATGGAACGCGGTCAGCAGACCCAGTACCAGATCGTGGCCGGCGAGCGGCGATGGCGAGCCTGCAAGCTCCTTGGCTGGCAGGAGATCCCCGCTATCGTGCGAACCCTGACGGATGAAGCCGCGTCAGCAATCATGCTGGCGGAGAACATCGGACGCGAAGACTTGACCCCGATCGAGGAAGCCAACGCATATCGCCGCCGCATAGACCAGTTCGGCTGGTCTGAGGCCCAGGTGGCCGACGTGGCTGGTGTGAGCCTCGATCTTGTCAGGCGCCGACTGTCTCTGCTCCAGCTCGTTCCAGAGGCGCAAAGCCTGGTCGGTTCGGGCCAGCTTCCCGTAGGTCATGGTCAGGCGATGGCCGACCTGGACAACAACCGGCAGCGAATCGCTCTTCGGGTCTACAGCCACAGTAGCGGGATGACCGTTCGGGCGTTTCGGCAAGTTGTGGGCGACCTGCTCCAAGAACAGAGCCAGGACGCACTATTCGACCTGCAGCAGTTTTGGGTACAGCAGGTCGAAGCCGAAGCCCAGTGGGTCGCCTCGGGCAAGGACGCCAAGATCGATGTGCCAAAGGCACCCGACCTCCCTCTGGTCCAGGTGGTGGCAACCGACTCGATAGGGGAGGTGTTCGTGCGATACATCCGCACTCTCGCAGCAGCTGGATATGACCAAGAGGCCGGGGCCATCGGGAATCTGTTTGAGCGGCTGGTCAAAGGCAACTGGGTGAGTCTGCCAAGGCCAAACGCGCCATGACCAGGCTCAGACAGAGAACTTGACCAACAACTTCCGTCAATTCCGGCGAACTGGCGCCTTTCCGCGAAAACTCATCGCGAAAACGCTTGACACAGGTGGTGGGTCTGCTAGAATGAAAGCACAGCAAAAAACCACAACAGATAGGAGAACGGTAGTGAGAATCTGGACCAGTCGCTTTCACAACAGAGCGCTGAGAGAGCGGCCCGATCTGGTCAAGGTGGCAATCACGGTAGGCAAGCCGAGGTGGCCCGTGGGATTCCAGTTCGTCGAACTGAACTGGCTGGCGCCATATGGGAACCTCTTCCGCATCGACGATCGCAGCAAGTTCACGGTGGCCTACTTCCAAAAGATGGATCGGATCGGGGCCAAAGCAATCAGCAAGCGGTTCCAAGAGATCAGCGAGACCAACGGCGGTAAGGATCTGGTGCTATTGTGCTACGAGAATCTCACCAAACCCGATGAGTGGTGCCACCGGCAGGTGTTTGCGGAGTGGTGGTTGCGGGAGACGGGAGAGATCATCGAGGAGCTCGAGACGGGCAAGGGCCCAGAGCCAGTGACCCGACAGCTTGATCTCTGCTAGGCCAAATGACCTGAAAGGAGGTGAAAACTATCATGGCTTCCGCAATACGAGCATCCGTCAAGGCCAGCGCATTCCGGCTAGTTGCCCAGCAATGCAGGCCTGGCCGGGCGGCAGAAGCAATCGAGCATCTGGAGGCGACCGGTGTCTGGGCTGAATGCCCCCGGGAGCTGATGATGTACTTGGATGTCGCCGCGCTCAATGGCCAGTGCGGCGACAAGGCTGCCGAGTTGGCGGACCAGCAAGAGCACCGCTATCGCGCCATGGCTGGGCTGCCATGACCAGAGCAAGAGATTCCCAACGATCAAAGGTCTACAATGGGGAAGATGAGTATTGGGTTGCGGTGGGCAACCACTCCATTCCTGAAGTATGGCAGATCCAGAGATGGGTCAACCGCATCGTCGATAGTCCGTGGTGGACGCAACGGTGGCCTCACGTGATCGTGGTGCAAGTCAACGATGGCCGCAGACGGCGTAACGCCTGTGGGCAGTACCTTGGTGGCGGCACTGGGCTAATAAAAGTCCCCCGTCCCTGCCGACGCAAGATGGTCATTCTGCATGAGCTGGCTCATGTGGTCACGCCAGATGTTCACCCGTGGCATGGGGAGGTCTTCGTAGGTCGCTTCCTAGCCTTGGTGGACAAGTGGATGGGGCAACTGGAAGGGTTGGCTCTTCGCTGGTTCCTCTCCAAGAATGGAGTCAAATGGCAAGAGCTACATCGTCAAGCCGACGATCAGGTTGTCGCGGACTCCGAGCCACTGCAGATGGACGTAATGTACGGCTTTGCTCTCGCACTCCCCCTGTTTGGGGGATTCCTCGTTGCTGCTTTGATTGAGCCAGCGTATGTCCTCATAGGTGTGGCGGCGGCGATGGCCTATCTGCTGGCGAGGAGCTTCGGCACATCGAAATGGTTCGCAAGGCTGGCGTGCTGGGCAACGCTGCTGATCCTGAGTATGATTAGGTGAGCAAGAAAGGAGAGAACCCATGGTGGCGACGCCACTAACGCCCCCAAACACGGCCCCTGGTGCTCACCAGCACCAGGGGCCCTTTTTTTGTCCGTAGACCATCAGTTTGTGTTGACAACCCGGCCTGACTGTGGTATCATGTGGGGGAAGGAAGCCGTCAGCGTAATAAGCGCGGCAACCGGCTCTGTGGTAACGACCAATCGCGTAGTTTGAGTCCGTCAGCGTAATAAGCGCGGCTCAGATCAATGCGGGAGAACCCCGCGATCTGAGGCTGCGCTTTTTTCGTGCCTCAGATGTCCGGCGGTAGCCCAATGGATGAGCGGCCGCTGTCTAGGCGGCAGGATGGAGGTTCGAGTCCTCTCCGCCGGTCCTTCGGGGTAGGGTGATGGCGATCTACGGACGACAAGTCGGCACTCTGTTTCTGGGAACGTTACGTCCCTCGACTCGGGCGTACCTGCAGCAGTTCTTCGCCCGAGCCCGCCGGCGCGGCTACACCCGATTCGTTGAGCCTGCTTGCGGTGCTCTGGCCATGTCCCAGCTTGCGGTGAAGGCGGGCTTTGCTCCCGGACGGATCGAGGCGAGCGACGTCACCCTGTTCTCGACGCTCATGGGGTACGGCATCATGGGGCGGCGCGAGAGAGCGGGCTGGAGCGGATCATCATTCTCCTGGATGAATCGGGCCTCTCCAGGTCGGCGGTGGCGGCCAAGGTCCTGGCCCACAACAACATCGTGGGGTTCAGCGACCTCCAGGTGATGGCCCAACTGAGTCAGGAGATCACGGACATCGATGACAAGCTGGAGGCGTTCCTTCCTGAGGAGCTGCAAGCCGAGATCGAGAAGGAGCTGGACGCCTTGCTGGCGCCCAAGTTGGACCTGCAGTGGAAAACGGTGACGTTGGCCTTTCTGCCTGACCAGCTCGAGACGTTCACCGATCTCATCGAGTCCATCCCTGGCCGGCAGGATCTGGTGGCCGTAGGCGAGACGAACCTCTTCGATCGTTTCGTCAAGGCTGTCGAGGGGTTCTCTCGGTTTCACGATGTCCGCAGCGCAAACATGGCCATTGCCCTCATGGCCAAGGTGGGCTTGGACGTGGCGCAAACCGGCGAGGTGCAGGAGTTGGAGGGAGATTGGGTCAGTCTGGCTGAGGTGCTTGGCGGGCTTCGGGTGCCCAAAGAGGCTGGGGCGGTCATCAAGGAAGCTGTGAAGGCAGTCAAGAAGGATCAGGAGTTGAAGCACTCCTGGCAGGCGTTGGAACTCATAGCGGCTGACTATCTGGCGGGGCACTGATGGGCTTACCACAGCCACAACCCTGGGATCGTAGCATTGAGACCCGTGAGACCCCGACGGCTTACCGTGCGTTCATGGACTATTGCCGGATGGGTCCAAGGCGCAGTTTGCGGGCACTCCTGGAGGGATACATCCTACAAGTATCCGACAACGCGCCTACAGAAAAGTCGCCTACGGTCTACTGGTACACGCTCGGAACATGGTCCAGGCGCCACGAATGGCAACGCCGGGTTCCCTACTGGGACGCGGATCAAGAGCGGCTCCGGACTGAGGAACACAACAAAGAGATAGCCGACATGAACCGCCGGCAAGCTGCGCTCGGATTGCTCGGCCAGCAAAAGGCGACGGTGAAGCTGCAAAGTCTCATCGGAAAAGAGCTGTCGAGCGCCGAGGCCACTCGCCTCATGGATGTGGCCACCAGAATTGAGCGCGTGGCCAGAGGTGAGCCGGCGACGATAGAGGGTCTCCAGCACAGCGGCCCCCACGGTGGCTCCATACCCATAACGGAGATCATAGTGAGGCGACCAGCACCCAAGGAGAAATTGGACAAGCAGGGTGAGGACGGACAGAATGCTGGCGACGGCGACGGCGACGGGGCAGGCCGCCCCTCAGCTCTGGAGGCGTGAGGGTAACAGAATCATCCTCACGCTGCATGAGGGGCAAGATGCTACCTGGGCGAGTCTGCGGCGGCTCATCTTTATGCTGGCCGGCACGCAAGGTGGCAAGGCGCTGCCGATGAACACGCCGATCCCAACGCCCAAGGGATTCAGGGAAATGGGCAGCTTGCGCGTGGGCGACGAGGTGTATGGGCAGGATGGTAGGCCATGCGTTGTGACGTTTGTTACTCCAACGCAATACGAGCATGAGATGTGTCGCGTGACGTTTGACGATGGCTCAAGCATCGTGGCGGATATGAACCATCGTTGGCTGACGCAGAATGCTCGCCAGCGCAAGAATGCGGCACGGCGAGAGGTGAGGCCTGATGAGGGCTTCAGCGTCAGGACAACGCGAGAGATCAGAGACACACTAATCGTGACGGCTCGCGATGGCAAGGCGAGACGCAATCACTCGATCGACCTACCCGAGCCGGTGCAATACCCACAGGGGGATTTGCCCATTCCGCCATATACGCTGGGGGCATGGCTGGGAGACGGCACCAGCACGGGATCTGGCATGACGAGTGCAGACCCCGAGGTGATGGAACGCATTCGCTCTGAAGGCGTGCCCGTAGGGATTGGGCGAGAGAGGGCCAATCAGGGGAGAGCGCTGACATACTACCTTGCGGCATCGAAGGCAGAGCGCACGCGAGGCGAGGACGGCCGCTACCTGTCGGATGGCCTTGTGCCCAAATTGCGTGAGTTGGGCGTGCTGGGCGACAAGCACATTCCGGAATCGTATCTGACCGCCTCGGTACATCAGCGTCTGGTGCTGCTGCAGGGCTTGATGGATACAGATGGGTTTATCGCAGAGGACGGCAGGTGTGAGTTCACATCCACGAATGAGCGATTGGCAAAGAACGTGCTAGAGCTGGCACGCAGTCTAGGGATCAAGGCGCGGATCGGTCAGGGATGGACGACGTACAATGGGAAAGACTGTGGGGCCAAGTACCGTGTGGGGTTTATGACCACGATGCCGGTGTGCAGTTTGCGGCGCAAGGCGGAGCGTCTGCCCACGGCGATACGACCGGATACTCGAAGGCGGTTCGTTGCCACAGTCGAGCCGGTAAATACGACGCCCTGCAGATGTATCGCGGTGGACGGGCCGCATCACCTGTATCTGGTTGGGCGAGACTATGTCCCGACACACAACACCTCGTTTGGCCCTTGGTGGCTGAATCGGGAGATCAATCACTGTGGGCCTGGCGACTATCTCGCGGTCACGTCTACATTCGATCTGTTCAAGCTCAAGATGCTTCCCGAGATGCGGTCTGTGTTCGAGTTCGCACTGGGCATTGGTCGGTATTGGGCAGGAGATAAGGTGATGGAGTTGCGAGACCCAGCCACGGGTGAGTTCTGGGCCAAAACCCAGAACGATCCCATGTGGGCGCGTATCATCCTTCGGTCGGCGGCCGCTCCAGGAGGACTCGAAGCTGCGACAGCCAAGGGGGCTTGGCTCGATGAGGTTGGTCAAGACGACTTTCGCGTCGAGGCCTGGGAAGCTGTCTTGCGAAGGCTCTCTCTCAATCAAGGCCGCGTCCTGGGCACCACTACCCTCTACAACCTGGGCTGGCTCAAGACGCAGATATTCGATCCCTGGAAGGCTGGGGCCAAGCACATAGACGTGATTCAGTTCGCCAGTGTCGCCAATCCGGCCTTCCCTCGTGAGGAGTTCGAGCAGGCCAGGCTGAGACTGCCCGCCTGGAAGTTCAGTATGTTCTACGAGGGCGACTATGCCCGGCCGGCCAGCCTGATCTACAAGGCCTACGAAGATCGCACGCACATGGTCCAGCCCTTCCCCATCCCTGACAACTGGCGTTGCTTTGTGGGCATCGACTACGGGGCCATAAACAACGCGCTCATCTGGGTGGCGGAGGATCCAGAGCCAGACCTCCGTGGCGAGCTGAGCTACTACATCATCGACGACCCGCTGCGGGGCAACAAGAGTACCAGGGAGCATGTCTGGGCCGCGCTGAAGCATGACCACGCTGACCAGGTCGATGGTTGGTGGGGCGGCGCGCCCTCTGAACAGCAAGAGCGATGGGATTGGGCCCAGGCAGGCATTCGGGTCCAACGGCCACCGATAGCCTCGGTCGAGCCTGGCATCGATCGGGTGATTGCCCTATTCAAGCAGCAACGCCTGTTTGTGTTCAGTACATGCACTGGCATACGGGACGAGCTCGGCACCTACGGCCGCGTGCTAGACGACAGCGGGGAGCCGACCGAGCAGATCAGGAACAAGAATGACTTTCACCGACTTGACGGTCTCAGATACGTCGTCGCAGGAATGACCCGAGTCGAGAAGAAGGCTCGGAGTTGGGAGTTGTGATTCATGGCCGAGAACCCTGATCTCGAGAAGGCTTACAAAGCTCTGATAGCGAAGCAGGCTCCGTACTCCCTGCTCTGGCACTATTACGACGGCGACCACCCGCTCGAGTATTCGACGGCACGCCTGCGAAAGATCTTCCGCAACATCAAGAGCAAGTTCATTCAGAATTGGTGTGGAGTGATCGTCGATTCGATTGTCGAGCGCCTAGAGCTGACCAGCGTCGCCGTCACTGACAACAAAGCACTCTCTAAGGAGTTGACAGACCTCTGGCAAAGCACGGAGTTGGACCTGGACGAGGAAGACGTGCATCGAGCGGCCCTGGTCACAGGCGAGGCTTTTGTCATCGCCTGGCGGAACGACGAAGACGAGCACGTCGAGGCCTACTACGTGAGCTCGGATTGCGTTTGCGTACAGTACGACCCAGACAATCCTCGAAAAAAGCTCTGGGCCGCAAAGATCTGGACAGAGGAGGATGGCTTCAGACGCATCAATCTCTACTATCCTGATCGCTTCGAGCGGTACAGAACCAGCAAGGCGGGAGTGCCGCGTAGCTACAAGTCGTTCGTGATGATGGACGCGGCACCTCTTGTCAATGCAATGGGAAAGGTCCCAGTCTTTCACTTCCAGCGGGAGCGTCGAGCCTGCATTTCTGAGCTCGAGAACATCACGCCGCTCCAGGCCGCGATCAACAAGCTCCTGGCTGATATGATGGTCAGCGCCGAGTGCGGGGCATACCTACAGCGTTATATCATCAGCAACACCGATGACGATCTCAGCAAAACACTCGCAAACATTCCTGGCTCTATATGGCAGATCCCTGCTGGGGATGAAGCGGGACAAGCTGCCTCCGTGGGATCCTTGTCGGCTACGCCTCTCCAGAACTTCCTTGACGCTATCGACGACCTGGTGAACGCAGTCAGCGCGATTAGCCGCACCCCTCACCACTACTTTTTCGGCAAGGGAGCAGATCTATCTGGTGAGGCGCTCATGGCCTTGGAGGCTCCGCTGAACAAGAAGTGTGCGACTTACATCAAGCGGTTCACTAGCGTCTGGCGTCAACTGGCTGCCTTCCTGTTAGAGTTGGCGGGGACGCCGGTCGAGCCGAACTCAATCGTCGTCACCTTTGCCAAGCCCGAGACGGTACAGCCCAAGACTCAGGCCGAGATCCGACAACTGAGCTCGGAGGAGAAACTGCCTCTTGTCACTGCCTTGCGTCGGGAAGGGTGGAGCGAAGAAGAGTTGCAGCAGTTGGCGACGGACAAAGCGGACGAGGAAGCGCAAAAGCAGACTACGCTAGCCCTGGCTATGGTGGAAGCACAACGCCGGTTTGCCCAGGGCGAAGGCGAAGAGCCGGAGGAGACGGAAGAGGAAGATGGCGAGGTAAATCGTGGCTAAAGAGTGGCGTGAAGTCCTAGCCAGACGAAACCGCACGTCCAAGACGAAGCGGCTGTACGAGGACGACCAGCCGACCAACAGCTTCAGTTGGGACGGCATCGTCGGCACGTCCCTGCACTATGAGGAGACGGAAGGCTCTGGCGACTGGCTGGAGGTTGACCCGCGCATAGTGCCCACCGATGAGCCCGGCTGGGACTGGGAGATGCAGAAGAGCCACTGGCGGTTCCTGGTGCGGAACGGCGGGTGGTTCGCTGCCGAGAAGCAGGGCGTGGGCATAGGTTTTCGTTTAGAGCGCATAGCGTACCTTAACATAGCCACTAAGGAGTTCGAGACAATTCGTACAGCCAGTTACACTACACCAACTGTGGAAACCATTGAACATGGTAACAATCTCCTAGCAAATCCTCTGGGCAAGCTCACCTGGGCCAACCTCTTCCCTGGCGTGGACTTTGAGGTTCACGTATCGGGCGACAGGTTGCACGAGGAGATAAAGGTCTCACAGGCGGCTAGAAACGCTATGCCTTCGCCACCGTATCCCGCTGCTGACACGTATCTGGTTCTGGTCTATGAGGTGGATTGGGGCCAGGTGCCAGGGCTGGCCGACGATGACGGCGACATAGACTACGATACGGACTTTGAGAGACAGGCCAGACTGTATCTCAAGAATCACGAGGGCGAGATTGTCACTGCGTTGCCAGCAAGCAGGGCATGGGCCGAGGATGACACAGAGGTTCAAGTTCCTCTGCGCAAGCGGTTCGTCAAGGTAGGCGGCCAGCACTATCTCCTTGTAGGGGCACCCGTTCTTGCTCTCAATGCTCTACCTGAAGGCACTATCATCTTTGACCCTGACATTGATGAGATTGTAGGGGCAGATGCAGATGATTGTTATTCATATGGTGGTGCCGAGCGAACAGATAGGGCGTATCTATATCACTGTTGGGGTGATGGAAGCACTCTGGTTACAGCCCAGCGTTTTACGGGCATCACCATAGACCCAGAGACGGAAATCACCAATGCTCAGTTCTCTCTATATGGGGCGTCAGGAAGCTATACATTGCTGGACTGTGTATTCTATGCAGAAGACGCAGACAATGGGAGTGTGCCTGAAAGCAGCGACATTGACGGCCTACCGAAGACAGATGCAAGCTATGCTTGGGAAGCGACCCTAAGTACAAGTGCCTACATCATTAGCCCTGCAAACTCCTTCGACGGCATCATCCAGGAGGTAGTTAATCGCCTAGGCTTCGGATCTGCGTCCATCACTATTATTGGAGTTGACGCACAGGCGGCTGGGTTCGGACAATCTGTTGATTGGAGCGGTGACTCTGCCAAGGCTGCCAAGCTCCACATCGAGTACACGGCGGGCGGCGAACGCATACCCCGACACCCAGCGGCCTATGCAGGACTGATGGTGTACTGATGAGCGAGTCACTTCGGGCAGAGCAGAAGTGGTGGGGGAACTGCGTCAATACCGTTGCCGAGGAGACCAAGCAACTGCAATACGCCAAACGGATGGGGCTGAATCAGTACCACGCGCAAGGGACGGGGCTATACATTCCGCCGTTTGACCTGAGGGGGCAGTCGGTGTTGGACATCGGGGGCGGGCCAGTCAGCTTGCTCCTCAAGTGTGTCAATCTTGGGAAGGCAGTGATCATCGACCCGGGAGAATGGCCACGTTGGGTCATGGATCGCTACTCTGCTGCGGGGATAGAGTATGTGCAGAGACCAGCGGAGGGCGCCGATTTGGGGGAGAAGTTCGACGAGGTGTGGCTTTACAACGTCCTTCAGCATGTCGAGTCTCCAGAGGCGGTCATCGCCACAGCTTTGCGTCATGGCCGCACTGTCCGAGTATTTGAGTGGCTGGGCGTGCCATCTGACACGAAGCATCCGCATTGTCTGGTCAAAGCAGACCTGGACAGGTGGCTTGGCGTGAATGGTGCAACCATGAGCGAAAGTTGGGGGGCGAACGTCCAGTCGTATTCGGCGATTGTGCCTCCGAGACCGGGGTTCCGCTTCCACCTTCTGGGGCTGGCCCACGTCCCAACCGTACGGAAACTCAGTTGTTGCGCGTACACCCAGAAGATCGTGAAGCTGGCGACCATGCTGAAAAGCCTGGGCCACGAAGTGCTGTTCTACGGGGTCGAGGGGTCTGCTGTTGACTGCGACGAGTTTGTCCAAGTGCTGTCCGAGACTGACCGACGGAAGGTTTACGGCGAATACAACTGGCGCACGGAGTTCTTCCGCTATGACGGGAGGGATGCGGCACATGATGCGTTCCGAGCGGCGGCCACTGAAGCTATCCGCCAGAGGGAGCTACCAGGGGACATCCTTCTCTGCACGATGGGCCTAGACCAGAAGCCCATTGCCGACGCACTACCGAACATGGTGGCCGTGGAGCCAGGCATAGGCTACGAGGGCATATTCTCTCGCTTTCGGGCATTCGAGAGTTATGCCTGGATGCACTATCTGTACGGCAGGACCGGGCAGGCAGATGGTGGCTGGTACGACGCAGTTATCCCGAACTACTTTGACCCAGCCGACTTTCCCTTCCAGCCCGACAAGTCAGATTATGCTCTTTTCATTGGGCGCATAGTCAAGCGGAAGGGCGTGGAGGTAGCCGTGCAAGTCACCAAGGCGCTGGGGATGCGGCTTGTCATGGCAGGCCAGGGTACCCTGAAGAACGAGACCGAGGGGCTCAATATCACAGATTCGCACGTGGACTTCATCGGCAGTGTGGGGCCAGAGGAACGCAAGGAGCTGATTGGTCGGGCCAAGTTCGCACTCGCGCCGACCTACTATATTGAGCCGTTCGGGGGCGTGGCGATTGAGGCGATGCTATGTGGCACGCCCGTCCTGACCACGGACTGGGGTGCGTTCACTGAGACGGTGCAGCATGGCGTGACTGGCTACCGTTGCCGGACTATGGACGATTTCCTTTGGGCAGCACGAAATGTAGAAACAATCAGTCCAGCCGATTGTCGCTCGTGGGCATTGGCCAACTACTCTATGGATCGGGTCAAGCTCATGTTCCAGGAGTGGTTTCAGAAGATTCGGGACATCCGCGCCGGTGGATGGTATGAGCGGCATGATGACAGGAATGAGCTAGACTGGCTTAGGAAACACCAAGTCGGGGGAAAGTGATATGGCAGCCGGAGACATAATGACATCCCCGGTTCTGGGGCGAGCGGGTACTACTGGAGCTACGGGCGTAACTGGGGCAACGGGTGTTGCGGGGACGGCAGGAGCCACGGGTGTAACTGGGCCTACAGGGGCTGGCACAACGGGCGTCACTGGCCCGACCGGAGTAACTGGCCCTACTGGGCCAGCGGGAGAGACTGGTGCAGGTGAGACGGGAGCTACCGGACCCGTCGGTGCAACTGGATCAACGGGCCTCACGGGTCCTACGGGTGTGACCGGGGCCACGGGGTCGAGCACGACGGGAGCTACGGGGCCTACAGGGGAGACGGGTGCTACAGGTCCGACGGGAGTGTCAGGGCCAACGGGGGCAGGCGAAACGGGTGTGACTGGACCAGCGGGGCCTACTGGACCAACAGGCGTAGGCGTAACTGGCGCGACGGGTCCAACAGGTATCTCTGGCCCGACGGGAGCAACCACCACGGGAGTAACAGGGGCTACGGGGCCGACGGGCGTTTCTGGCCCTACGGGTGTATCAGGGCCAACAGGCGCGGGTGAAACAGGAGTGACTGGCCCTACAGGCCCGACTGGCCCCACTGGTGCGGGTGAAACGGGAGTCACTGGCCCTACGGGAGTCTCGGGGCCTACTGGGGCAGGAGAGACAGGAGTAACAGGCCCTACCGGTCCCACGGGCGCAGGTGAGACGGGGGTGACTGGTCCGGCTGGCGAGACTGGTGCTACCGGGCCAGCGGGCGAAACCGGAGCTGGTGAGACTGGAGTCACTGGCCCTACTGGGCCAACCGGTGCGGGCGAGACGGGTGTGACTGGACCCATCGGTGAGACTGGTGCTACTGGCCTGGACGGAGAGACCGGCGAGACTGGCCCGACTGGCCCGACTGGAGTGACCGGCGAAACTGGTGCTACGGGTCCAGCAGGCGAGACTGGGGCTGGCGAAACTGGCGTAACGGGTCCGACGGGGCCAACCGGTCCTACTGGCGCAGGCGAGACGGGGGTGACAGGCCCTGCGGGCCCAACAGGAGTTACCGGAGAGACGGGGCCAACCGGAGTAGGTACTACTGGAGCTACTGGCCCGACTGGGGAGACAGGAGCAACAGGCGTTACTGGTGAAACGGGTCCGACGGGCGTGGGCGAAACGGGTGCAACTGGCGAGACTGGCCCAACAGGGCCCACTGGTGTGGGTGAGACTGGTGTAACTGGTCCGACTGGAGTATCAGGCCCCACAGGAGCGGGCGAGACGGGCGTTACGGGTCCGACAGGCCCAACGGGTGCGACAGGAGAGACTGGGGCGACGGGGCCAACGGGAGAAACTGGAGCTACGGGAACAAGTACGACCGGGGCCACGGGGCCAACTGGGGAGACTGGGCCGACGGGACCGACCGGGGTGACGGGGGCAGGCGAGACGGGAGTCACGGGGCCTACGGGCCCGACCGGGCCCGCCGTCACGGGCACAATCATCTTGACGGCTGCAGGTGGTTGGCCCTCTACAGCTAACGGCTGCGGCGAGCCAACGAAAATCGAATGGGGTACTAATGACATTGACCTCTACGTGATGCCCTTCGACAAGGATGCGGATGAGTTTGCACAGTGGTCGGTCGTGATGCCATCTGATTGGGATGCGGGCACAATGACTGGTACGTTCCATTGGACGACACAAAGCGGAGGTGAAGCCCAGACCGTCCAATGGTGTCTGCAAGGGAGAGCTTACGCTGATGGCGATGCGATCGACCAAGCCTGGGGCACAATGCAGACGGTCAGTGATGCCTGGCTTGCAGACAACGACGTGCATATCACAGCGGCTACTCCCGCAATCACGCTGGCGGGAACTCCTGCGGCTTCTCAGAAGGTCCAGATTCGTGCCTATAGAGACGTAGCCAATGACGATCTGGCTGGCGATGCTATGCTGACGGACATCGTGGTAGTCTTCGGTCGGACATAAGGGGGTATCATGATATTCTCGGCACTGTTCACAAAGAGCGATGGTGAACCCGCGACAGGACTGACATTGACTGACATAGAGATCTACCTCTATGCCAGGGCAAAGACGACGGGCACAGTCACGACAATCTGGGATGGGGAGCACCCGACTGCCGAGATTGGCACTGTCGGCCACTATGCCAAAGAGTATGCCGACGCCGACTCTCACACATACGACTACTTTGCCAAGGCTGTCTATACAGGCTCGGAGACCCTCGACTCGAACTTTTCGGTGCAGCAAGACCCGATGACCGATCATCCCACGGCGATCTGGGGCTATGCGACGAGAACACTGACCCAGACAGCGGCTGAGGTTCAGGCGGCGCTGGAGGGTAGTCGCATCACGATCCATCGTGGCGACGATCTGTCTGTCTCGCTCACTGGTCTGGGGAGCCTCGCCGGCAGGACGCATCTCTGGCTCACAGCCAAAGCATCAGAGAGCTATCCAGATACCAAGGCGACCATACAGATAACCGAGACTGGTGGGCTGCTCTACCTGAACAGCGCAGAAGCGGGCACCCCTGGGAATGGGTCTATCACGGTGGATGACGAGGACGCCGGCGATATCACGATCGTGCTCGCAGCAGTCGAGACAGCCAAGCTTGAGAGCGGCACGACGCTCACATACGACGTCCAGGTTCTCATAGGCGCTATGATCACAACGCTTACAGAGAGTTCTGTGAGGGTGACAAGCGACGTTACGCGCGCGACGAGCGCTTAGGCGAGGGGATGCCAATGGCACGATTCCGCAAGAAGCCGGTGATCATCGACGCAGTGCGAATCAAGCAAAAGGTGACGATCAAGACCCGGGAGGGCACGCTGAAAGGGTACCCAGGGGACTGGTTGATCACTGGACTCGCGGGCGAGCGATACCCGTGCGGCGATGACATCTTCCGTGCCAGCTACGAGCCCGTAGACGCCGCCGCACGACGGATGATGGAGGAGGATTGAGGGGGATGGCAGACAGTGAGTTGAGACGAGCAGCCTTATCTGCTGCTCAGGGTATTGCGGCAAAGGTGGCTGTTGAGGCATTCGTGGAGCAACTTGCGCAGCAGAAACCAGCGAGAATCCTGGATGCGGAATTTCAGGCTCTGATGACTAGCCCGCAATACGTGGCTTCCTGTTGTGCTGCCTATGCCCTTTCAATAGGCAAAACAGCCGCTGGACTCACAGATACCGAGAAGAGACAAGCCATGATAAACTTCGTGTTGGAGAAAGAAGGGCACGAGTTGTCTGACGATACGGCCAGTTCCCCGGATTCTCCTTCAACCGGATAACTGGCGGCCAGCCATGGCGGTCGTGCCGGGACCGGCTTTCTCGGTTTGGCGGGCGGGAAGGTTCGGTCTCGGTACGGCCCTAACTCAAGACATAGGAGACGAGTGGTTGCGATGCCAGTACAAGCATGCCAACAGGACGGTAAGCGCGGGTATCGCTGGGGAGAATCAGGCAAGTGCTACACGTACACCGCGGGCAGCCTGCGCAGCAAGGCGCAGGCCCGCCTGAAGGCGGAGGCGCAGGGTCGGGCCGCCTATGCCGCTGGATACAAGGGGAGCTGACGTGACGGAGTCGTACCTGCATCTCTCCGCGCTACTCCCCTCTCCGCCCGAGGCAGCCGTTGTGGCCGCCATGCGCGAGTTCAAGGAGGGCGTGCTCGCCCGGCAACACGTCCAGATGCAGGAGATGGCCAAGCGCTGGCTGACCGTGGAGCGGTCTCTAGACGCCGACATCAATCTGCTGGCGCGAGAGATGAGCGAGGCACGAGAGGCTGGGCAATCCATCAGCCCCGCCAAGGTCTATCGGCTCGAGCGATACAAGCACCTCCAAGCTCAGGCGCAGCGCGAGATCCATGACTACGCCGGCTGGGCAGGCCAGACGATCACATACGGCCAGCAAGCGATGGTCGAACTGGGACTCAGGCAATCCGCGCAAGCGATCCAGATGAGCTACTTTCCAAGCGTTGGCGCTCAATTCGACCGGCTCCCCATTCAGGCTGTCCAGCACATGGTCGGCATCTGCGCCGACGGCAGGCCAGTGGCTGAGCTTCTCTGGCGCAGGATGCTGCCAGACCAGGGTGTGATTGGCTGGCGCACGCTGATGGACGAGCTCATCGAGGGCACCGCTCGAGGACGCAATCCACGCGAGACAGCCGCGAGAATGCGGGACGCCTTGACTGGGGGCTTGCAAAAGGCGCTGGTCATCGCCCGCAGCGAGCAGATGCGAGTCTATCGGCAGGCGAGCGTAGACCAGTACGTGGAGAGCGGGGTCGTTATCGGTCAGAAACGGCTCGCGGCCCATAATGGAAGGGTCTGCCCCGCATGTCTCGCCGACGACGGCACGATCTACAACCTGAACCAGATCATACCAGACCACCCGAATGGCGCATGCACAGAGGTCCCTGTGGTAGAGGGCATGCCCGAGGTCACCT